ACGTCACCTATCAGCAGAGTCAGATGCAGAGAGCCCTCGAGCGCAAGATGCGCGACGCCAAAACATACCTCGACGTCGCCAAGGCCACGAACGACCCCGAGCTGATCAAAGAGGCCCGGGGCATGGTGGACAGAGTCGACGAGGCCCTCGCTGATTTCTGTGACTCCACAGGCAGGACGCGGCGAAAGGACAGGGAATATCTCCCGGTGCGGGCCACATGGCCGGACGTCGAGCCCGGTAGGTATGTCTACAACAAAGACCCGTATCGTGGCGTGTTTGGTGTGGGCGGCAAGGCCCCGCAAAATGTCCCCTCACAGGAGACAAAAACAGGGGCGAAAGTGGTAGAATCTAAGGTGCAGGAGACTGCCGTCAAGGTACCGACGTTTGAGACGGCCGCGACCTTTGACGAACTTGAAACCGCACTAAGGAACGAGTATAAGGGCGTAAAGCTCGAGGCGAGCGTGAGAAGTCTCGACATCGACCTCGTAAAGCAGGCCCTCCGTGGCGTGAAATCCGTTACTGACCAATACCCTGACATTGGTGCCGAGCTAAAGAACATAAGCACAGACAACAGCGGCGTCATGAGTTGTAGCGGCGGTACAATCAATTTCAATCCAAAGTTTTACGCGCCAAACAGCACGGCCCTCGCCGACGCTACTGCCCGATGTACGGGGTCGCATTGGTGGGTTGACAACGCGACAACGGCGTCTATCGGTGCACATGAGACAGCGCACAGTATTGAGTGGTTTCTGGACACGCACAACCCGGCGTATCAATACACTTGGGACAGGGTCGATGCATGGAATAAATGCACAGAGGCTAAGCGCATAGTTTCACAGGCATGCAAGAACGTCAAGAAAACACCCGCAGGCAAGGGCAAAAAGAACGACGCGCTCATTGAGGAAATCTCAAAATACGCCAAAGAGTCGGCATCAGAAACCCTCGCCGAGGCGTTTGCCACGGTTTTCGCAAATGGAGACAACGCGCCCGCGCTCGCTCTGGAAATTGTGAAGCTCACCCGCGAGGAGTACATCAGATTCGGAGGGAAGACAAATGGAAATTGAGCCCGTTTGGTTTGAATATGCAACGTTCGACGAGGACGGACACGTCAACGGCATCAGAGACGACGCCCCGAAAGAGGCCCGCGAGGCCTACGAGGCAGAGCAGAGACGAAAAGCAGACTACACAAGGCGGCACGAACCTATACCGCGATAAAGGCCACTAGCGGCCGTTTTAAGGCCCCTCTAGCTTGAGGTGGGTATTTATCCCACTTTCACGTCAGAGGGGCCTTAGAGCTCAAAATAGCCACCGTAGACAGGGAGGAAAACAAAAATGAAATGCAAACACAGATTGACACGCATCATAAACGGCGTCGAGCGGTGTATGGTGTGTTGGGAGCCGATCGTGCACGAAGCACCTGAGGCACCTGAGGCACCCGAGGCACCTGATGCTCCTGAGACGCCCGCAGAGGTGCCTAGCGAGCCCGCTGAGGCCCCTGTAGTCGATCAGGCGGGAAAACCTACGGCCGAGGATGAAACGGCCACAGAGGCCCCTGCAAAGGCAAAAGAGCCGAAGCGCAGGAAAACCTCGAAATAAGTGTTGAAAAATCTGTGGTGGTGACGCCGATCGGAGCGAGATCTACACCAAAACCGCAGAAAATTCACCACAGTGGGACACTATTTTTGTAGCGTCTCCCCGCGATAACTCTTTTCTCACCTCTCGGGTGTACAGTACCCCCGGGAGGTGATGAGATGGATATACAGGTCAGATTTACCCTGTCGGCTCGCCTGTCCTGCGACGTTTCCCCCGACGATTTGGTCGGGACGGCTGAGTATGTCAGGCAACTACAGCAAGCCATAAGCCAAGCCCTGCACGCTGACGTCAAGATTGAGGCGTGCACGATTACCACAAAAGAACACGGTTGATTAAGGCCCCTCGCCTGAGGGGCTTTTCTCATACAAATACAAACATGTCCGGCGGGACGTTAAACACGCGCCCGGTGCATCACTCTATCGCACCGAAAAAAGGAGGAGTATATGGCAGGCATTTTCACACGCAAGGCTCTCGCAGAGATCATGAGCAACGAATCCCTCACGCCTGAGGAGCGCACTGATCAGGTTTTCTCCCTGTATGGCCGGGCAATCGATGACGGTTATGTCACCAAGGGAGCGGCCAAGTTGGCACAGGACAGCGCGATCGAGCAGGCAAAAGAGGCGTGGGCAAAAGAACAGCCTCAGCCCAAAGTCACCGAATCCGACGAATACAAAGCCCTACAGGCCAAATTCGAAGGCTACAAAGCCATGGAACAGGCCCGGGCCTCTGAGGATTTCAAGGGCGTCAAGCCGAAGTTTTTCGAAACCGTTTACAACATGATTAACAGAGCCGACGGAGCGAAACCCGTCAAAGACCAGTTAACCGAGCTCAGGCAGGGATACGAGGAGTATTTCACGCCTGAGGACAACCCCGCAAAACCCAAGTTTGGCGGGCCGACACACGGCTCTCTCCCGAGTGGGGAGCAGGGCGCGGCGGCCTCTCTGGCCTCTGCTTGGGGCTTTGCACCCACCAAAGGAAAGGAATGATTTAAATGGCATTTACACCGACTAACACCAACTATGCGGCCGAGTACAGCCGCGCAATGGCCAACGGTTATGAATATCTCAGCTATTTCCCTGAGATTTGGGGCTCCGAGCCCTCTACCACCTACAGGCCCGGCCTCGGCAAAACGGTCTACATTCCGAGCATGACCGTCAAGGGCTCCACCCCTGTTGACCGTGACCGCATCGACGGCGTTTTCACCCGCAACCACAACAACGAGTGGACTCCTGTCGAGCTCGACATGGACAGGGAATGGAGCGACCTCGTCGACCCGATGGACACCCCCGAAACCAACGAGGTCGTGGCCATTGGCAACATCACCCGCGTTTTCAACCGCTTCCAGAAAATGCCCGAGATGGACGCCTATCTCGCGGGCAAGATTGGCGGGTTTGTCACCCCTGACACCAACGAGATCACGGCGGCCGACCTGCTCGATGCGTGGGATGATTACCTCGCGGCCATGACCAACGCCCGCGTGCCGCTCTCCCGCGTGCATGCATGGGTCACCCCTGCAATGTATAAGCTCTTCAAGCAGGCCGTCGGCATCACCCGCTTTATCGACCTCGGCCGTGAAGGTGAGCAGGGCGTCAACCGCCGCGTCGGCCGTCTCGATGGCGTGGGCATCACCGAGGTGCCTGCCGACCTCATGAAAACCAAGTATGTTTTCACCGAGGGCTATGCTCCTGCCGCTGACGCCAAGCAGATCAACATGATCATTGCTGACCCGATGGCCATCGCCGCCCCTGTGCGCTACGATGTGAGCATGATCTCGGCCGCGTCCGCTCAGACCAAGGGCAAGGCCCTCTATTACGAGCGGTACTATTACGGCGCGTTTGCAGTGCCTCACATGAGCGCGGGCATCATCGTCAACGCCGCCGCCTAAGGAGTGACGCCTGTGAGCATGGTGAGTTATGAGTATTACACGCAGACGTATCTCGGGAGCGTGGCCGCTGAGTCTGATTTCGCCATGCTCGAGGCGCGTGCTGAGGACATTGTCAACGCGGCCACCCGGTACGCGGTGAACAGTGACACAATCGAGAGCCTCCCGGCGATCGTGAGAGACCTGTACCGCAAGGCAGTCTGTGCTCAGGCCGATTACATCGCCCTCAACGGGCTCGAGAGCGTGATCACGGGCACCGTGGACGACTTTACGGTCGGCAAGGTTTCAGTACGCTCAGGGAGCGGCTCGGCGGCCGCAAAAGCCGGGGGCCTCTCCCTGTCTCCTCTGGCCGCGACATATCTCGAGCAGAGCGGCCTGCTCTATGCGGGCATCACTGTGTCCATGAGCGGGCCTGCACTGTTGGCGGGGTGGTATCCATGCTGAGACCCATACCCTCGCGAATCCTGCAAAGCACGGCCCGCGTGCAGGTCTGCACCGGGGTCGACCAATATCAAAATCAGACGTACCAAGAGCACACCGTTTCACACGTCCATTGCCAACCGACTAACAGCGTGAGAAAAACCATACAAAACACGGACGTTGTGACCTCGGGTGTGCTCTTTGTAGATGCGAGACTGAGCTCTCCCTCGCTCGATTGGCTTGCTCTCCTGCAATCTGCCCACGAACAGGGTGGAGATATGCGGGTCTTTGTAGATGGTAGGGGCTACACTGTGCAAGGAGTCGACGAGCTCAGGGACGACGAGAACAGGCTCCACCATTGGGAAATCTGGCTTGTGTGAGGTGAGTGTGTGGGATACCGCATACAGATCAACCGCCACGCCTGCGAGGTGCGTGTGCAGGCCGCCGCTCAAAAGGCCGTCTCAATGGTTTCCTCGGAAATCCTGAGAGACTGCAATGAGTTTGTGAAGGTCGACAAGCACACCCTCGAGGCATCGAGCTACATCTACAGCAACACGAAGCAGGGGCACCTCGTTTGGAATACGGTTTACGCACGGCGACAGCACGACGATATCGAAACAGCGAGCAAAGACGTCAACCCGAAAGCCTCGTGGAAATGGACGGAAAAGGCCAAAAAGGCCTACAAGGACAGATGGGCCCGGCAATTTCAACGGGCCGTGGAGATGAGCCTATGATACAGACACAGCATGTCGACATCGTCGACGCCATGATCGACCTCGCCATGGAGACAGGGCCCTATGCCACGATCACACGGGGAGCACTCCCCTCAGGCGAGGGCATCACCTGCGAAACCTCCGACGGTACACCGACGGCCCGGTTTCTCTCGCGCAATGAGGTCTATCAGGTGCCCATTGTTTTCAATGCCAAGCATGCGAACCTGCAGACGGCTCTCTCCGCTCTGTCGACTATCATGATCTCCCTGACCCACCTGAGCGAGTACCCCGAGGCGGCCGGGTGGGAGATGGTGCAGGTCATGAGCAACACACCCCCGACGATTGCGGGGCGCGATGAGATCAACCTGTGGGTGGTCGGGTGCTCCGTGATCGTCGAATACTACGTTAGAGGTGATTAAAAAATGATCAATCCGGTATGGGCTGAGAAAATTTCCATCGGTGTCTCCAAGACTGGCGACACATGGACATACGAGCCTCTCTGCAAGGGCATCGAGGGTTTCACGCCCGCTGTGAACGAGCAGAACAGGCAGTATTTTTTCATGTGCGGCAATGGTGGAGCCGATAACGAGGTCACGGGCATCGCCCCGACCTATGACGTCACTGGCCGCCGCGTACACGGCGATGCGGCACAGGACTACATCGCAGGCCTCAAGTACAAATTCG